CCTCTCTCTGGTTTCAAACCCCATGGACTCGCAACTGGTCGATAGAGCCAAGCTCCTGCGTGATATTGCGCAGAGCATGGACATCGATCCTGCGGACGTCGTCAAGTCTGAGGAGCAGCTAATTGCCGAACAGCAAGCAGCGTTACAGCAACAGCAAGCCCTCGCCGTTGCAGGCGCGGGCGGTCAAGGTATTGGCCCTGACGGAGGAATGGCCCCTCCTGATGGAGTTGCTGGAATCTAGGCTCGACGACGCTCAGCAAAAGCTTGAGCTGGCGGGGAAAGAAGATTTTAGGTACGAGCAAGGTCGCGTAGCTGAGCTACGGATCCTGCTTGGCCTTGAACAATCCGCAGAGGCGGTCATAGAAGCTGAAAGGAATCCGAGAAGGACTCCCAGCTTCGAGTAACGGACACCCCATAGAGGAACCGTAAATGGCAAAAGTAAATCCAGAGCAACTTGAAGCGGAAGCACAGGAAATGATTGCCCGCGTTAAAGGACAGGCAGAGGCCCCTCCAGAAGAGGATACCCACGAACCTGAACCCGCAATAGAGGCACAGGCACCCGAAGAGCCAACGGATACTGCCGGAGAACCTGTCGAGGCTCCCGTCGAAGACGAACGCGGCGAATTGTCTGAGACGGAGTTAGCCCTGAAAAAGGCTGACGAACGCTACAAGAATGCTCAAAGGAAGATGACTCAGGCGACCACTGAGGCTAAAGAACTGCGACGTTTGCACGAGCAGACAATGGCCGAGTTAGGTGAACTGAAGCGTCAGCTTGCAGAGAAAGACGTCGATCTGGAGAAGTTGAAGCAGGTCAGGGAAGAGTACCCAGACTTAGCGGCACCAATTCTGGATCAGATGGAAAGGACGCAAGCACAAGTTGCCGAAACCAATGCCGAGCTTGAACAACTCCGGCAGATGAGAAACCAAGAGGCTCATGCCAAAGCGCAAGAGCAACACATGGCTCTCATTAGGGAAGCACACCCTGACCTCGACAATATCGTTGAGTCAGGAGACTGGGCTGACTGGCTGGAGATACAGAACGACGATATGCACCGCTACGCTGAGAGAGGCTCAGCCCCCGAGGTGATCTATCTGTTGAACAAGTTCAAGGGCGACATGGGATTCGGACAACCGACGCCGCAAGAGCGGGCACTGGAAAAGGCGAAAGCGGCGGCAGAGCCAAAGCTCCCTAAATCCAGAAAGCCCGATACTGGTGCCGGACAAAAGGTCTGGTCTGCGGCTGACATCAAGCGGATGTCGCTTCAAGACTTTGAGGCGAATCAAGACGCACTGATGGACGCATGGAGGCAAGGTCAAATCCGGCGTTAATACAACTCTTGCATAGAGGTATTTAACGATGGCTATTGGTGCTAATGGCTCTGGGGCGGCGTTTACTTACGCGGCCAATCAGGGCGGCTTCATCCCAGAAGTCTTTTCAAAACTGTTGCAGGCGAAGTTCTACAAGACTTCTGTGCTTCCTGCTATTTCTAACACCGACTACGAAGGCGAGATCTCTGGTCAGGGCGACAAGGTTCACATCCGAACCGTCCCCAACGTGACTGTTGCCGACTACACTGGTACTGTCAGCTATGCTGATCTGACCACCAGCACGGTCGAGTTGCTGATCGATCAGGCCAAGTCGTATGCGTTCAAGATCGACGACGTTCTGTCTGCACAGGGCGACATCGATATGCTGGCAGAGGCTTCTAAGGACGCCGCTGAGCAAATGCGCATCGCAGTCGAGACTGACGTTCTGGCTAACGTCGTAACTGGCGCAACCACTATTGGCGCTCAGACTACGATTACTGCCAGCAACATCCTTACCAACATCCTTGACATTGCTAAGGATCTGGACGAGTTGAACATCCCTGAAGAGGGTCGCTTCATCGTTCTGCCTCCCAGCATGATCTCTCTGCTCAAGCAGAGCGAACTGCGTCAAGCGTATCTGACTGGTGATGCGACTTCGCCTCTCCGTAACGGTCAGGTGGGTCAGGTAGACCGCTTCACGGTTTTCCAGAGCAACATGCTCTATACCCCATCAACAGGTACTGATGCTACCTACACCCACGTTCTCGCGGGTCACCCGAAGGCAATCACGTTCGCCTCTCAGTTCACCAACACTGAGACCGTTCGTCTTGAGAGCACCTTCGGCGACGGCGTTCGTGGTCTGAAAGTATATGGCCGCAAGGTCGTAACCCCAGACTGCCTCGCTGTAGGTAAGTGGAAGGTCTAAGGACTGAGTTGGGGGAGGCCCTCCTCCCCCTTTTTACTTTCCGGAGACGATAGTGGAATCAGCCAGCACTGAGAAAGACGACCTGTATATCGAAGCCAAGGAGAAGTTTGGCGTGACTCTTGATCGCCGAACGACCCTAGCAGACTTGCGAGACCAGATGGACAGGATTCGCAAAAACGGAAAAGAGCCAGAGAAAGTTTTACCGCAGAGGACTCCGAAAAAACTTCGGAATGTCATCACCGGAAACATCTTTGACTTCGACCCGTTGTTCGCAAAAAACCCTGACTTAGAAGTCATTGAGTGGGAGGTGGCAAATGGCCACGACTAAAGTCGTAGACGTGCTGGACAGAGCCAGCATCATTCTTCAGGACACCTCCAACGTAAGGTTTCCGAACGATGAGCTTTTGAAATTCTTCAATGATGCTCAGCGTGAAATTGTTTTGCATCGTCCAGACGCAAACACATCAAACGGCTCTTTTACCTGCGCAGCTGGTAGCAAGCAGACGCTTGGCGCTTCAGCTCTTAGGTTGATTGATGTTGTGAGAAACGAAAACGGCAGGGCAATTACTCAGATAGATCGCAAGATCCTCGATGAGACCCTTCCAGAT